ATGAAAGTAAAGTATGAATTTGCAACCGAAACAGTGGATGTCGAAGTGGAAGAAATCTGGGGCGAAATGCTCATGGATATGGACAGAATGGAGTACAACAACGACCACAAAGAAACCAGAAGGCATGCGTCTTTAAATGAACTCAATCTTGACGATGCTTATCTTTCCTCAGATTACAATCTTGAAGACGAAATTCTGCGAAAAGAAGAAATCAATGAACTGGTGAAAGCCTTGGAAATCCTTTCGCCAGAGCAGTTGCACTTGGTGAAATCAGTCTATTTTGAAGGGAAATCGATGACCGACATTGCCAGAAGTGAAGGGGTCAGCAAGATGGCAATAACTTACAGAATGAAAGTTGTTATAGAAAAAATTAAAAAAGTTTCATTTTGAGACTTTACTTTTGCCTTTCCCGTGGCCTACCTATGAAGGCACTAATATTCGCCTTCAGAATAGGAGGAATAACATGAAACACAATCTAACAATTTGCATGAGGACGGAGCCTGGGAAGGGCAGCCTTCTTCGGTGCAAGAAAGTGACCATGCGGGAGCGGATGATGCGAAGACTCTTTGGAGACATTCAAAAAATCATGATCATCGTACCAGGCCACAGCGTGGAAGAAGTCGCAATCAAAGAAGTGGAAGGAGAAGATTTGGATGAAGAGTAGCAAAGAGATTCTGCCTTGTCTGCCAATGGGCGTAATGGTAAAGCCTTACAGTCATCAGGTTGATGCATTCAACTTTGTCTGCCAGATCTTTGGGCTTATCAAAACAGGAGGTGCAAAGGATGCCGATGAAAGAAGTCATCTGCAAGACATGCGGAAAACCTTTTCTGAAAGCAAGTAGCCGGATTCGAGAAAACAACTTCTGTTGCAACGCCCACGCCAATATCTGGAAAGGAAAGTGGCTCGCCGCATATAACAGAGCTGTAAATCCCATGAATAAGCCGGGCGGTGTGCTGGAAGCTCGAATTAGCCGCAGCAGAAAGCAGCAGGGGTCCGGGCAGGGCAAGACATACCGGAAGCTTCTTGGAAGGCATGAACACCGGCGAATTGCAGAGACACTTATCGGTAGACCTCTTAAACAAGGCGAAGTGGTGCATCATATCGATGGCAATAAGTTAAACAACAGTCCCATAAACCTTGAAGTTTTATCGTCACGAAAGGAGCATGTGAAAAAGCATCCAAGAGATAAGAGGGGCAGGTGGTGCAGATGAAAAATGGTTATGGTGCCGCGCTGCTTATGGAAATGGGAACTGGAAAGAGTTTGACCGCCATCGCCATCGCTGGTGCATTCGCCAAAGAAAAAGGCATCAAAAAAGTGCTGATTGTTGCGCCCCTATCAATTTTAGGGGTCTGGCAGGAAGAGTTTTCAAAATTTGCGAGCTTTCCATATAACTTAACCATTTTGAAAGGCGACGGAGCAAAAAAAGCGGAGACGCTGGCAGGGCTTGCTAAGGAATCACTTCAGGTCGTAGTCGTAAATTACGAAAGCGCTTGGCGCCTTGAAAAAGAGCTTGCGGTCTGGAATCCGGATTTTATTATCGCAGACGAAGGGCACAAGATTAAAACCCATAATATCAGCGCCAGCAAGGCGATGCATCGCCTAGGAGCTAGGGCATCGTACCGGTTGCTACTTACCGGGACACCAGTAACAAACAAGGCGATTGACATCTTCAGTCAGTATAAGTTTTTGGATCCTACGATCTTTGGCCAAAGCTTTTATGCCTTTCGAAACCGGTACTTTGATATGACGGGCTACGGAAACCACACGCCGGCATTAAAGCGCTCCATGGAAGGGGAACTGACCAAAAAGATGCATTCCATCGCTTATCGTGCCACGAAGGCTGAATGCCTGGATCTTCCTGAGACGACGGATATTATCCGAAGGATTGAACTAGAGCCAAAGGCTATGAGCCTATATAAAACCCTGGTAAAAGATAGCTTTGCTGAGCTAGAGGAGGGCGAAGTGACCATCACAAATGTTCTTACTAAGCTGCTGAGGCTTTCCCAATTAACCGGAGGGTTTATCGGAAAAGATGAGGGCGCAAAGGTTGAGCAGGTAAGTAGCGCAAAGCTTACGGCCCTGGAAGACATCATTGATTCTGCCATGGAAGAAAACCAAAAACTGGTTGTTATCGCAAGGTTCGTTCCGGAGCTAAATGCCATATGCAAGATGCTTGAGAAAAAAGACATTAAACATTCTCTCATTATGGGAAGCGTCAAAGACCGAAGCGAGCAGGTGGCACAGTTTCAAAAGGATTCAGAGGTAAAGGTATTCGTAGGACAAATCGCTACCGCGGGCCTTGGCATCACCCTCACCGCTGCAAGCACCATGGTGTTTTATTCTCTGGATTATTCCATGAGCAATTTTGAGCAGACAAAGGCGCGGATCCACCGTTCCGGGCAAACAAATCCCTGCATGTATATCTATCTTACGGCAGAAGGCACGGTGGATGACAAGGTACTAAAAGCGCTAAAAAACAAAGCTAGCCTGGCAAAAAGCCTGGTAGACGATTACAGAATGGGTCAAAACCCGTTTTCATAAAAAGGAGAAAAAATGCATATTTCAAAAGAATTATTTGACCTTGCAGACCAGCTAAAGCTACTGCGGGATGAAAAAAAGGATTTAGAGCAGCAGGTAAAAGATGTAAACGCGATGATTGAGCGTGTGGACTTTGAGCTTGCAACCGCCATGGCAGAATCCGAGACTCAAAATTTCACCAGAAACGGCACCCAGTTTTGCCTGGCAAACAAGACCATGGCATCAGCTGCGGCGAACCGGAAAGAAGAGCTGTTTGAAGCGCTTCGGGAAGAAGGCTTTGGTGGACTCATCTATGAGACAGTCAACGCCAACTCCCTGTCGGCCTTTGTAAAAGAGCAGATCGCAGAAAATGAAGACGTCTTGCCAAACTGGCTAAATGGCCTTGTCAATGTATTTGAAAAAACAACTGTAAGCGTTCGAAAGACGCAATCTAAGTAAGAGAAAGGAACAGAAAATGACAAACAATGAAATAACAACACAAAAAAGCGGATTTATGGAGCTTTCGGATTTTGACTACTCCGACTTCATTGCAGAAGAATTTGACGGACTTACCTTAAGCTTTGAGAAAATTAAAATCCCCGCTGCAGGGAGCATTGTATTTGAAGTGCCCGGCAGCGAGCCGGGATGCCCTGACACAGTAAAAGAGTTCTCCGCCGTAATCCTGCATCACCATGCGCTAAACGCCTATTACAAAGAAAAATACACGGGTGGCGCCAATCCGCCAGATTGCAGCTCTATGGATGGCAAAGTTGGGATTGGAAATCCAGGCGGCGTATGTAAAACATGTCCACTTAATAAGTTTGGTTCCGGGGGCAACAAAAAGAAGGCTTGCCAAAACAGACGCCGGCTATTTCTTCTAAGAGAAGGCGATGTGCTTCCCATGATTTTATCGCTTTCGCCGGGATCCCTTGCGCCCTACACCAGGTACATTGCGAGTCTTCTAAACAATAAAGTGAAGACTAGTGAGCTGATCACTAAGTTCTCGCTTCAAAAGTATACAGGGGAGGGCGGCCTTGTAAGCTCTCAAGCCCAGTTTAGGCAGGATCGAAGGTTGACGCCGGAGGAAAACGAATTGGTAAGTAGCCTCGCAGTAAGCGTTAAAGCGTTTGCCTTGCAGCTAGGACAGGATGCCTATTCAGATATTGAACCTGATCACGAAGTGGATTCAGAGACAGGTGAAATTACAGAATCGTTAGAGTAATAGTTAGTCATGGCCGGGCGGAGTAATGCTTCGCCCTGGACCTTGGCGGAAAGGAAATATTATGGACTACAAATGCGTAACCACAGTGGCAGATCTATTTGCATATCTAGGTAGCGCAAAGGTTATTGCCTTTGACTTTGAGACCGCGCCGCTTGGCAAATACAGGCAGGATGACAAGGCGGCCTTGGACCCACATAAATCAATCATAACAGGAATCAGCTTTTCCCGAGATGAAGGGTCTGCGGTATATGTGCCACTTTATCACAAGCAGGGGGAAAACCTTAGTAAGCCAAATGATTTGATAGTGATTTTAAAAGACACATTCTTTGAAAATCCGGACATCGTCAAGGTTGCCCACAACTTGGCCTTTGAAGTGATGTTCCTTTATGCACAGGGGATTGTGCTTTGCGAGCCTTGCTATGACACTATGGCTGCGGCGCAGCTGACCTTAAAGAGCCAATTCGAATTTAGAGGTCTTACAGACTGTGGCCTTAAGAGCCTAGCCACAAATATTTTTGGAGCGGACATGCCAGACTTTTTAGCAGTAACCGGAGGACGACATTTTGATGAGCTACATCCGCAAGATAGTGAAACCATTCGCTATGCCTGCGCGGATTCGGACTACACCCTCCGGCTTTATCATCGCTGCAACAAGTGGTTCGAGGATTATTTACCGGAGCATAGGTTTATCGCCGAAAAAGTGGAATCTCCAACATCCATTTACTGCGGCATGATGAAATATAACGGAATTCCAATCGATGAGGATCTGATGCGGGAAAAGCAGATACGGGCAGAAGAGACAATTTCAGATCTAAAACGACAAATCGATGCGTTGACTGGTGGCGTAAATCTTGGTGCCAATGCCAGCACGAAGGCCTTTAAGGATTATCTTTACAAAGACCTGGGACTTCCGGTTTTACGAATCACTGAAAAAAGAGCGGAAGCGGCGGACGATCAGGCCCTTATGATGCTAAGGACCTGGTGCCAGGATAATAGGCCGGAGCTTGTACGCCTATTTGATCTCATTCAGGAGTATCGCAAGTGGAGCAAGATAAAAAGCACCTACATCGATGGATACCTAAGATATATAAATAGCGCTACCGGTAAAATTCATCCGGATTTTTTGCCACTTGGAACGGATACCGGAAGGTTTTCCGGGAGAAACCCGAATCTTCAAAACTGCCCAAGAAAAGACAGCGATCCCATTGGGGTTCGTAGCTTTATAAAGGCAGACCCGGGAAACGTCATTCTATCTTTGGATTTTTCCCAGATTGAACTTCGGGTCGGAGCCTTTTACTGCAGGGACGCGAGCATGCTTGAAACGTACAAAAGAGATGGGGACATCCACGCCCAGACGACCGCGGTCATCTTTCATATTCCCCTTTTCGAGGCTGCTGATAAAAGCGGGAAGAATTACAAAAAAATGAGAACCATCGCAAAGAACTGCAACTTCGGTGTGTTTTATGGGCTTTTTCCAAAAGGACTTCATAATACATTGACCTACAAAGGTGGCCTTTCAGTGAGTCTACCTAAGTGCGAGGAGATAATCCGTAACTTAAAAAACGGTTACCCGGAACTGACAAGATGGCAGAAGCGGGTTGTGGAAACTGCAGAGATCATGGGTTTTACAAAATCATATCTTGGACGAAGGAGATACATTATGGGTATTCGGTCCATTGACTGGGGAAAGCGGGCTTTTGCGCAGCGGTGCGCGCTAAATACCCCCATACAGGGGACGGCAGCAGATATCCTTAAGCTGGTGTGCGGGAGAATGCTACCGGGGCTTACAATGCGGCCATGGCTTAGACCTCTGATGCAGATTCACGATGAGCTGGTCTTTGAAGTCCCGGAGGAAAAGCTCATGGATGCAATAGTCTTCATTAAAGGATGCATGGAACAAAAACCGTTTGAAGATTTTGATGTGCCAATTGTTGCGGAGGCTTCGGTAGGACCGGACTTTGGAAAGTTAAAGGATATGGAGGTGTAGACATGGGACTTGGAAAATATAGCTCAAAAGGATACTACGATCCGACGGCCGATATGGCAATTGGAAAGGCGGCTAGGGATGAGAAAATTGATGGCAATCTACCCATGGTATTTATTTGCTCGCCCTATGGCGGCATGGTGATACGAAATGTGGACAATGCAAGAAAATACTGCAGGTTTGCCGTTTCAAAGAACAAGCTCCCAATAGCGCCCCATCTTCTCTTTCCACAGTTTTTAGACGATAAGGACAAAGAGCAAAGGCGCCTTGGACTTACATTTGGGATGCAGCTTATGAAGCATTGCCATGAAGTCTGGGTCTTTGGAGATAAGGTGACTGATGGCATGGCAAAGGAAATAAAAAAAGCTGAAAAGCGAAAAAAGCACATCAGGTATTTTACGGAAAGCTGCGTGGAGGTGCATGGCAAATGACATACCCAAAGGAACTTATAGATTTAAAACAATGGGTCTGCTGGCGGCTCACTCCGGATAAAGGAGGCGGAAGCGACAGAAAGGTGCCATATAACCCAATCACCGGAAAGCCAGCCGCTTCTAACAAACCGGAAACCTGGGCGGATTATGAAACCGCCAAAGAGTCGCTAAACAAGTATGGATTCACAGGACTTGGTTTCATGTTTACGGAAGGTGGCGGCATCGTGGGAGTTGACATCGATCACTGCTATGACCCGGAAACCAGTGAGTTTAATGAAACCGCAAAAGAGATCCTAAAAAAGCAGCCGACATACGCGGAGTTTTCGCCATCTGGGACAGGCCTTCATCTTTTTTACAAAGGCATCATGCCAGGCGCCGGGAACAAGAACTCCAAATCAGGAGTGGAGATGTATGGGAGCCTTCGATATTTTACCATGACAGGAAAGAAGCTACCGGAAGCGCCAAGTGATATATCTGATGACCATTGGACATTAAATTGGATCCACGACACATACATCAAGACGAAACCAAAATCCCAAAAGAATGCCCATGGTAAAAAGAAAAAAGTCGCAGTGCCCTTACGCGATGAGGAGCTTTTGGACAAGGCGCTAAGCGCTTCTGATTCCATCGCCTTTTCCGCCCTTTGGGAAGGTAACTGGAAAGAAGACTTCGCCAGTCAGTCGGAAGCGGATTTGGCCCTTTGCTGCAAACTGGCATTTTGGTCTGGAAAAGACAAAGACCAGATGGATAGGCTGTTTCGAAAATCCAGCCTTTTTCGGGATAAGTGGGACGAACGGCATCATGCAAGCGGGGCCACCTATGGGGAAGAAACCATAGTAAAGGCAATCGAGGCCACTGAGGAGGTCTATGGGCAAAGCAGTGGAAACCCGATATTTGAATTTAGCGGTTGCTATTTTAGAGCTAAAGGAGAAAACACATATCCCATTACAAACTTTCTCATCCGTCCAGTTGAAATGCTCATTGCAGATGATGAGACTGCGATAATAGCGGATCTAGTAACAGTCAAGGGTGAAATTTTTCGAAAGACCTTTCAAAGCATAGAATTTTCTAATCAGCAAAAGTTCAAGGGCATATTGAACAAAAATACCATTGCTCTTTGCTACCATGGCACCGATGGAGACCTGGAACTCCTTAAGGGATACCTTTATGACCTTTCGTGGGCGAAAAAAGCAGTGGTAAAAGAAATTGGGATTCATCGTTTCGAGGGAGAACTAGTCTTTGCAACAGCCGATGTCGTTATGAAAGCAGGTGGCAAACAGGAAGAAACTCTTGAGCTACTGGATAATCAGGTATCAATGAAAACTGAAATCCTCAAAAGAAAACTCTTAAAGACAGAAGAGCTGAAAGAATTAGGTCCGAAGATTCTTGGCTACAATGAGCCTGCAAAGACGGTTTCGGTGATTGCCTGGGCAGCCGGCTGCTTCATTAAGGAGCATCTTAGGTTATCCGGGATAAAGTTTCCCCATTTGATGCTGATTGGTGAATCGGGAAGCGGCAAGAGCAATACGCTGGATCGGGTGGTAAAATCAATATTTTCAATAGATATGACCACCGCCGCAGGGCAGATAACCAGATTTACGCTGATGAAAGAAGCATCGGAGTCAAACACGATCCCTCTTGTCCTTGATGAGTTTAAACCATCAAAACTGGATAGGATAAAGATAAATGACTTATATAACCACTTTCGAAACAGCTACGACGGGCACCTAGGTACCAGGGGCCGTGCAGATCAGACCATGGTAACTTACAAGCTTTTGGCACCTCTTGTGGTAGCAGGAGAAGAGGCGGCAGATGAGGCAGCCATAAGGGAGCGTTCCATAGAACTTCTGTTTTCAAAAAAAGATCTAAAAAGCGAAACGCGCCGGGCAAACTTTAAATGGCTACGGAGCCATTCTGATCATATGGGAAAGTTAGGTCGTAGTCTGCTTGAAATGGCTCTAACCACAAAGGTCAAAGAGGCGGAAAAGTGGCATGAGGAGGGAAGCGGGTTTTTTAACGAGGAGCTTCCTGCACGGGTCATTGACAATTTGTCATGCTGCTATGCCGGGCTTAAGCTGCTGGAAAGGTTATGCAAGAGCCATGGGATTACGTTTCAGGAAGTGTTTGATATTTCACAAAAAGAGTGTCTGTATTTCTTGGAATATGCTGCAATGGAATATCTTTTGGATGGAAGCACAAGCAATAAAAGCGTGGTGGAGCAGTCTTTTGAAATCATGGCTCGTATGGGGCTTGATCCAAATAGCGAGTTTGAACTCTCCGCAGATGGGACGATCCTTTATTTATGGCTAAACAACGTTTATGACAAATTCACAAAGTACAAAAAAGACCACAGTGTTGGAGGAGAAACCCTATCGTACGCACAATTTAAAAAACAGCTGGAGCACAGTGTCTATCATGAAAAACACAATTTTCCAAAGCGAATAGGCTCTGAAATGAGGAAGGTGTGGGTGATAAACTATTCACTTCTCAAGGAAAAATGCGAGGTTCCGGGTTTTGAAATCACAGATAGTAAGCCTATATAAAATGTTACTTTGTTACCTTGTAACCAAAAATATAGAGCTATACAGGAAACGAATTTTTTTTCTTACGTGCGCATGCGTGTGTGTGCGCGTGCGTATATACATGAACCTATAAAAATACAGGTAACAAGGTAACAAGGTAACAAAAGGAGATGACGTGCAGGAAAAAGACATCACAAATTCCATAATAAAATATCTAAAATCTGTGCCAAATTGCTTCTGCTTTAAAGAACATGGCGGAATGTACGGCACAGCAGGGATCCCGGATATTATCTGCTGCATCGAAGGCCTCTTTGTGGCATTTGAGGTCAAGCAGCCTTCTGGGAAACTGACAAAGCTTCAAGAGATAACGATTCAAAGAATACGAAGAGCAAAGGGCAAAGCTTACAAAGTGACAAGTGTGAAAGACGTTATATCCATACTTGATGACCTAAAGGAGTCCCCTTATGAATAAAAAAGAACTATCCCAGCTATATTACCTAAACCGTGAAATTGAAGAGCAAAAGCAAAGGTTGGAAGAGCTTAGGTGCGAGGCGGAGTCGTGCACCAGCCGGATTACCGGGCTTCCCCACGCACCAAAGAACTTTGACCGTCTCTCCAAATATGCGGCGGAGATTGCAGACCTTCGAGGGCTGATTGATCTCAACATAAAAAAGTGCTTTTATGAGCTTAACCGCCTGATAAGGTTCATTGACGCGGTGGATGATAGCCAGATGCGAATGATCCTGTCTCTTCGCTATATCAATGGCCTGACCTGGCAGCAGATTGCATTTAGTATCGGCGGGTACAATTCGGGCGATGGAATTCGAAAATCTCATGACAGATTTTTGGGAAAATTATAAAGTTGTCCGTTTTGTCCGCCTCAGGTGTGCTAATATGGTAATATAGCAAAAGTATAAAGAACCTTCGTAGTGCTCGAGGGTTCTTTATATTTTATACATGAGGTTTAATAAAGCAGAAAAAATTAATAATAACAAAGTTGTCCGTTTTGTCCGCCTCATATGTGTTAGTATGGTAGTATAGAAAACTATTAAAGAATCTCTGAACAAGCCAGAGGTTCTTTTTCTTTGCAAAGGAGACGGCTAATGCCACGAAAAACAAAACGGCCTTGCTCCCACCCGGGCTGCCCAAACCTTTCGGAAGGACGATTTTGCGAGGAGCATCAAAAGGCCGAAGATAATAGATATAACAAATACAAAAGGGATCCGGCCACCAGAAAAAGATATGGTAGTGGCTGGAAAAGAATTCGGGACTGGCAGATAAGAGAGCACCCACTTTGCCACTTGTGTGAAAAGCAGGGACGAATCACTCTGGCTTCGGAAGTGCATCACATTCTGCCGCTATCCACAGGAGGCACTCATGACAAAGAGAACCTCATGAGTCTTTGCACGTCATGTCACAGCAGGATTACAGCATCTGAGTGGAGAAAATGAAAACCGCTCTTGGGGAAAAGCGGTTTTCATAGGGGTATCTAATCTATCGGGAGAGATAAATCACCTCAATAGTATCATACTCACCTGAAGAGTCAACCGGTTTGGAGCAAATAGGCGTAAGAGTGATTCAAAAATGAATCAAAATCTCTACGACTAGATGAAAATGTGACGATCCCCCGGCCACGCGCAAAAATCCGCGATTTCAAGTTGGGTATTAACCCAAGCATTTTTTAGGAGGAAATTTTTATGGCAAACGGGCATGGAGGTGCCAGGCCCGGAGCGGGCAAAAAGAAAAAAGCACTGCAAGATAAAATCATAGAGGGAAACCCAGGAAAGAGAAAACTCACTGTCCTGGAGTTTCCGACTCCAGTAGATTTGACCGGAGCGGATATGCCGCCGCCAAGAGAATATCTTTCCGCCATCCAAAAGGACGGGAAAGAGATCCTTGCTGTGGACATCTATGAAAAGACATGGAACTGGCTAATTCAAAGAGGCTGCGCCAGCCTGGTTCAGCCGCAGCTTGTGGAGCAGTATGCCATGAGCGTGTCCCGGTGGATCCAGTGCGAGGAAAGCATCACCACTTACGGTTTTTTGGCAAAGCACCCCACAACGGGAAACGCTATCCTCTCGCCTTATGTATCGGCAAGTCAAAGCTTTATGAAACAGGCGAACAGCATCTGGTATCAGATTTACCAGGTGGTAAGAGAAAACTGCACAACGGATTTTAAGGGAGCCAATCCTCATGATGACATGATGGAAAGGCTTCTTTCAGCAAGAAAGGGGAGTAAATGAGAATTGAAAAAATAAAAACCAGCCAGCTAAGCCCAGCGGCATATAACCCCAGGAAGGACCTGAAGGCAGGCGACCCGGAATATGAAAAGCTGAAAAGAAGCATCAGCGAGTTTGGGTATGTGGAGCCGGTCATCTGGAACAAAACCACCGGCAATGTGGTAGGCGGTCATCAGCGGCTGAAAGTTCTAATGAGCCTTGGGGAATCTGAAGTGGACTGCGTGGTTGTGGAGCTTTCAGAAGAAAAAGAAAAGGCTCTTAACATCGCCCTCAACAAAGTCACCGGTTCCTGGGATAATGAAAAGCTGGCCCTTCTCATTACAGATCTTTCCGATTCTGCATTTGACCTTTCCCTCACAGGGTTTGAACCTGCCGAAATAGATAAACTCTTTCAGGACAGCATCAAAGAGAACGTGAAAGAAGATGACTTTGATGTGGAAGAGGAGCTGAAGAACCCACCGATCACAAAAGCAGGGGATTTGTGGTGTATGGGAAGGCACCGGCTTTACTGCGGCGACAGCACCAAATCAGAAAGCTTTCAGATTCTCATGGATGGCAGGAAGGCGAATCTTGTAGTAACCGACCCACCCTACAACGTAAACTACCAGGCGGAGGCCGGTAGCATCAAAAACGACAATATGAAAGATGGGGACTTTTACAAGTTCCTTTTTGATTCCTTTTCAAACATAGCAGAAAACATGGAGCAGGATGCCAGCATTTATGTGTTCCACGCAGATACGGAAGGACTGAATTTCAGAAAGGCATTTGCAGATGCCGGCCTATATCTATCCGGCACCTGCATCTGGAAAAAGCAAAGCCTTGTGCTTGGACGGAGTCCCTACCAGTGGCAGCATGAACCTGTTCTCTTTGGCTGGAAGAAAAAAGGAAAGCATAGCTGGTTTTCTGACAGGAAGCAGTCCACCATTTGGGAATTTGACAGGCCGGGCAAGAATGCTCTTCATCCCACAATGAAACCGATCAATCTCCTTTCCTACCCCATAGCAAATTCCAGCATGATGGGAAGCATTGTGCTGGACCCCTTTGGGGGAAGTGGGTCAACGCTCATGGCATGCGCTCAGATGCAGCGGATGTGCTACACAATAGAGCTTGATGAGAAGTATTGCGATGTCATCGTAAAAAGATGGATGGAACTTACCAACTCCCGGGATATAAGGCTTATTCGCGATGGAGTGGAGCAAGACCTAAAAGAGGTGATCCCAAATGTCTAACCTTACACTGGGTTCCCTGTTTGACGGCTCAGGCGGATTTCCCCTGGCGGGAATCCTTTGCGACATCACTCCGGTATGGGCAAGCGAGATTGAGCCGTTTCCGATACGGGTCACGACCAAAAGGCTGCCGGGGGTAAAGCACCTTGGCGACATATCAAAGATTAGAGGCGGTGAAATCACTCCTGTTGACATCATCACATTCGGGTCGCCCTGCACAGACCTTTCTGTCGCAGGAAAAAGGGCGGGCCTATGCGGCGAAGATTCGGGACTTTTTCACCAGGCTATAAGAATTATTAAGGAGATGAGGGAAAGCACAGATGGCAAATACCCAAGATACATCGTATGGGAAAACGTCCCCGGGGCATTTTCATCAAACAAAGGAGAAGACTTCAGGGAAGTCCTCGAATCGGTCATCGACATCGTCTGCAAGGACTCCAAGGTGCCTTCGCCGGAAAATGGCAGATGGCCCTATGCGGACGTTTACATGGGAGACGGATGGAGCGTTGCTTACAGAGTTCTTGACGCTCAATACTTCGGAGTCCCCCAAAGACGCAGAAGAATCTTTCTTGTCGCAAGTCTTGGAGATGAAAGTGCCTTCGAAATACTATTTAAGCGAGAGGGCCTGCCTTGGGATTCTTCGAAGAGCGAAGGCAAAAGGGAAAGAACTCCCGGATATGCTTGCAACCGCTCTGGAGCGGCAATCAGTTTTGAACCGGGAGCCATAGCGAGACTTGACGGAAAACACAGCTGGGAAGAGTCCGCCTGCTGCCTTAGGGCAAGGATGGGCGACAACCAGCTTGCTGTCGCCATCGAAAACCACCCATCGGACGGCAGGGTGAAAATCGATGAAAAAGGTCAAAGCCAGACCCTGACATCGCGCATGGGAACAGGCGGAATGAATGTCCCCCTTGTCATGTGCGAGCGGCTTCAAAGCATGCCGATCACTTGCAACCTTGCCCAGACCATACTGGCAACAGATTACAAGGGTGCGCAGTGCGTCTGCGAGCAAACACCCAAGACCCTAAAAATAAGAAGCGGCTGCAGAGGTGGAGGCAAAGGCCCGCTCGTGCAGGACAATAAGTCCGCAACCCTTTCATGCAACAATGATCAGACGCTCTTTGTGAAGGAAGGTGGGGAATGCCCTGTGTGCGCCAAGGTGTACTGCCTTGATCGTGCGGCATTCAACCAGGGAACCAATGCAAAGTATGGAATCGGGATAGACATTGAACTCTCCGGTACCATTGTTGCCAAGGGGCCAAATGCGGTTGCTGTCCCTGAATGTCTTTGCCAATGCCAGAACATCGAACCCGATGCTGTGCAAACTGTAATCAGTGAAACAAGTGATTCAGTCTATACTGTAAGACGGCTCACTCCAACCGAGTGCGCATCCCTCCAAGGATTTCCAAAGTGGTGGTGCATGGATCTTGCCACCTTGGAACCGGATGAAAACGAGCTATCCTTTTGGGCTGAGGTGTTTGAAACGCAAAGGCGGATAATCGGAAAGACTGAAAAGAAGAAAACCGAAAAGCAGATAAGAAAATGGCTATCAAGTCCCCATTCGGATGCAGCCGAATACAAAATGTGGGGAAATGGTGTGGCTCTTCCTTGCGTCTTATATGTCCTCGCAGGAATTTCGGAGTATGAAAAAACTGACGTCACCCGACATCATAATTGTGTGGATATATGTGTGTAATTACGCTAATATGGGGCTACCAAAACTGAAAGGAGACATATCATGCTAAAACCAATTACAGTTTCACAGCTCATAGCAGCCCTTAAAACCATCGAAAACAAAAAGGCCCTTGTTGGTATCTCGGTTGATTCCGAAGGCAATGGCTATTCGCTGATTGCAAGTGAGCAATTTCTGATGCAAGGCTACATGGACGGAGAACTAGGGTATTCCGACTTTTTCGAAGAACCGGAAGACGGATTAAAGCCGGCAGTTATCCTGTTTGGAACAAACTAAAGGAGGCGCTTATGATTCGGGCTGAAAGACTGATTAGCCTTCGGGCTGAGTACTCAAGTGGAACCAGGGTAGAACTCATTCAAATGAACGACCCATACACGAATCTGGTTCCAGGTGACCGGGGAACCGTGACCGATATTGATGATACAGGTACCGTATTTGTAAACTGGGATAAAGGATCTTCTCTTGGCCTTGTCTTTGGAGAGGATCATTACAAGAAGGTGGTCGGGATATGAACGAAAAAATCAGAAATCAAATCCTGGCGATCAGAGACACAGGACTTACCAACATGTTTGATAAGCTAGCAGTCCAAAGGCTGGCAATCGAGCGGGAATATTTTGAGCTTGTGGGTTTTATTGAGGAAAACACCAAAGCTTATGTAAGGTTCATCTTAACAGGGGAAAGCGAGGAGCAAGAAAGCGCCGCATTTGCCAGAAAGGCATTTAACCTGGATGACCTAATTGAATGGGACAAGGCTGCCAAGCAGCGAAGCAGGTTCATCATTGAAAAAAACATCGTGCTTTCTGCGTCGGAATACAAGGAATTTTGTGATAACCTACTATCTGACAGGGGCTTTGTTGAAGAAAACGTGAAGCGCATGTACACAGACAAAAATAAAACACAGCACTGCATTTTGGTGAAAGAAGAAGGGAGAAGCGAAGGAATACTTATTCAAAGCGAAGGATATTCTTACCCGAGGTACACTGTGTATTATAAAGAATAGAAGTTATTCTGAAAGAGAGCCTACGGGCTCTTTTTTCGTTGGACCGGGAAGGGGGCAGGAGATATTCGAAAGCTAATGCGATACACAAAGACTCCGTTCCTAGCCCAAGGTTCAATATACGATAAAGGGGCTGCAGACCTAGCGGTGTCCTTTATCTCTTGCCTAAAGCACACCAAAGGTGAGTGGTTTGGCCAGCCCTTTGACCTTATCGACTGGCAGGAGCAAATCATACGGGATGTATTTGGCAGCTTAAAGTCAAACGGGTACCGGCAGTTCAACTCCGCCTATATTGAAATTCCAAAAAAGCAAGGCAAGTCTGAACTAGCTGCTGCGGTTGCACTGCTACTTACCTGCGGCGACTTTGAGCATGGCGGCGAAGTCTATGGCTGTGCATCGGACCGGCAGCAGGCATCCATCGTATTTGATGTTGCAGTTGAAATGGTGGATCAGTGCCCGGCACTGAAACAAAGAATCAAACCTGCCATATCCCAAAAGAGGCTAATTTATAAACCCCTTGGTAGCTTTTATCAGGTGCTCTCGGCGGAAGCTTATACAAAGCACGGCCTTAACGTTCATGGGGTCGTCTTTGATGAGCTTCATGCCCAGCCTAACAGGCAGCTTTATGATGTCATGCTTCACGGCTCCGGTGATGCCAGAAGGCAGCCGCTATATTTTCTAATCACCACCGCTGGGACGGATCGAAACTCCATCTGCTGGGAAGTGCATCAAAAGGCGGAAGATATTATCCGGGGCAAGAAAATAGACCCGAGCTTTTACCCAGTGATCTACGGTGCGGAAGAGCAAGATGACTGGACCAGTCCAAAGATATGGATGAAAGCAAACCCATCACTTGGCATCACCGTGGGACTTGACAAGATACAAACCGCCTGCGATTCGGCAAGAAACAATCCTGCGGAAGAAAACCTTTTCAGGCAGCTAAGGCTAAATCAGTGGGTGAAGCAGTCAATACGCTGGATGCCAATGGAAAAGTGGGACCGGTGCAGCTTTGCAGTTGATGAACATGAACTTTTAGGTAGGGTGTGTTATGGTGGCCTTGACTTATCCAGCACCACGGACCTCACCGCTTTTGTTTTGGTATTTCCACCAGAATCCCCAGAAGGCAGATACGAGGTGCTTCCTTACTTTTGGATTCCGGAAGAAAATCTGGACCTAAGAGTCAGACGAGACCATGTGCCCTACGATGTTTGGCACAAGCAAGGGTACATCCTGACAACCGAAGGAAACGTGGTTCACTACGGATTTATAGAAAGCTTCATTGAAGAACTTGGACTAAGATACAATATAAAAGAAATAGCCTTTGACCGTTGGGGCGCAGTGCAGATGGCGCAAAACCTGGAAGGGCTAGGGTTTACCCTGGTGCGATTTGGCCAGGGCTTTAAGGATATGTCACCGCCAACTAAGGAGCTGATGAAACTTACTATGGAACAAAAGATAGCTCATGGCGGTAATCCGGTTCTGAGATGGATGATGGATAACATCACTGTAAGAACTGATCCGGCAGGAAACATCAAACCGGACAAAGAAAAGTCCACGGAGCGAATTGATGGCGCTGTGGCAACCATTATGGCCCTTGATAGAGCCATAAGATGCGGAGGCGATATGATAGGAAGCGTCTATGAAAACAGGGGGCTGCTACTCATATAACCTTGTTCCATTGAGATTGCGATGGATTAATATTGAAAGGGTCATAGTCATGTGTTAGAATGACGCTAACGGAGGTGCTACTATGCCATTCAAAGAATCTTCAAGAGTGATTTATGAAAGAAATCCTTTGGTTAATGTTATTTGTCAGCTTAGATTCCCTAGGATACTGAAAATTGGTGAAACCATGCCGGTTGATTTCCAGGAGGGTGTGAGAACAGAATATCCGGATTTCAGCATTATCAATGAACAGCAACAACAGTTCACTTTCGATATTCAAGCACCAAATGCATCACCAGTTTCTGTCTCGAGTGGGGTACAATCTGAAATTATCAAGAATTACAAGTTTTCATCGAGTGATGGGAATTGGACAGTTAACCTCACAAGCACATTTTTATCACTCTCAACATTAAAATATTCAAAATGGGAAGAGTTCTCAGAAAAACTCTATTCGCTGATCCAATTGCTAGATTTATGCTATGATATTTCGTATTTTGAAAGAATTGGCCTTAGATATATTGATGAAATAAAAAAAGCAGAATATGGGTTGACAGAAAATTGCTGGGAGGATTTAATCCATGGATTTGCACTTGGTTTTCTATCAAATAGTGATATTTGCGACGAAATCAAGGCTTATGAAAATGTTGCAGAACTTGATTTAGGTGAAGGAATTACTGGTCGCATCTTGACTGCGCTTGGCCAGAGCAATGCTTCTATGGTGAGTGCAACCCCGCTCACAGTTGAAAAGAACTTTATAGTTGATTCGGATTTGTTTGTATTTAAAACCCTTAAAGATGACGCTAAAAACAAACTTGAATCGATGCACAAGCATTCAACTAATATTATCAGAGCTATTTTTACTGACAAACTGCATAACAGTTTACTACCAAGGGATGTTGAGTAATGGGAATATTTTTTTCACTTGATGCAGATAAAGAAAAAACGGATTCCTCTGCGGGTCCGTACTTGTCTGTTTTTAAAAATAATGAAGAAACAAGCACATCAATTGAAGAGCCAACACCATACAAAGTCATACTGCCTTCTGAGTTTGACATATTCAACCAAGCCAATATTGTCTTGAATGAAATAGATAATGAAAACCTGAAAGGTAATACTGTTACGATATTAAAAAGTGTAGAGGCTATGCTTATTGAATATGCAAAGAATCTAGAAGTAGATAAATATTTGTCACGTATGCACCTATCTCATGATGAAGATAATGTGCTGATAGAATGGAACTTTGAAAAATTTCGTTTTGGCATTGTCGTTGACGAAGATATGGGAAAAACTAGCCTGTACCGGGTCTCACAAGACGCAACAACGGGCTCTTTTAGCGCAATGTCACATCAAATTGGGAAAGAAAATAAAACCTTCCTTAGGAGAATGTTATCAGATGTAATGGAGAATGCATGATATGACCTATCCAAATATTATGTTAAGAGGTATCACTGATGGCAGTGTGATTGACTCGGATGGTAGAATTTCTTCAAGCTTTATAAAATTCGAGGATAAAAATAGGGATGATGAAAAGATGGAGGCTTCAATAACCTGGCATGAATCTGATGAGGCATACAGTGCGATATGGGAGCAAAAGAAGGAAGGCACTGACATAATACAATTTAAGTGCGGAGTTGCCCATATCCCAAGAGAAAGAATTGATGGTATCAAACTGTGGGCAAACGTTGCTGGGTTGTTATCATATGAAAAGAAAGAAATTCCAGGCAATAGATTTCATGGAAATATACTACTGAATAAAAGTACAAGTCCGCAAATTAATAGAACAATTTGCGGGCTGATAGCAAGCATGGTTGAAAAAATCGATTTTAGATAGTCAAAGGAGAATCTCCATAAACTACAAGCATCTCATCCGAGGTGCTTTTTTAATGTCCAAAAGGAGGAACCATGGGACTACTTCAAAGCATCATAAAAGCAAGGGAAAAGCCGGAGAACAGCTTAAGTAGCAGGTTCTCTTTTTTCTTTGGAGGAACAACCAGCGGAAAGACGGTTACCGAGCGAACCGCTATGCAAACAAGCGCAGTCTATTCCTGCGTGAGGATTCTGTCAGAAACCATCGCGAGCCTTCCCCTTCATGTCTATGAAGTGACAAAAGGCGGAAGCGAGAAATCAGATAAGCATCCACTTTATACGCTATTACACAATGAGCCAAACCCTGAGATGACTTCGTTTGTCTTTCGGGAAACGCTCATGAGCCATTTGCTCCTTTGGGGAAATGCATACGCGCAGATCATAAGAGATGGGCGAGGCAATATCCATTCCATTTATCCACTGATGCCGGATCGGATGAACGTTGAAAGAACGGATGCCGGAGAGCTTTACTACACCTACCAGGGAGATAAAGGCCCGGTGCTCTTAAAACGCTCAGATGTGCTTCATATACCTGGGCTAGGCTTTGATGGTCTTATTGGCTACTCACCAATCGCCATGGCCAAGAATGCCATCGGCATGGCAATCGCTACGGAAGAATACGGTGCAAGGTTTTTCGCCAATGGCGCAAGTCCGGGCGGAGTGCTTGAGCATCCTGGGATTGTGAAAGACCCTGGTAAAATCCGTGAAAGCTGGAACGCGGTATATCAGGGGAGCGGGAATGCCCACAGGATTGCAGTCCTTGAAGAAGGGATGAAATTTCAAAGCATCGGAATCCCGCCGGAGCAGGCACAGTTTTTACAAACCAGAAAGTTTCAAATAAATGAGATCGCAAGAATCTTTCGAATCCCGCCTCATATGATAGGAGACCTTGAAAAGTCCAGCTTCTCAAACATAGAACAGCAGAGTCTAGAGTTTGTGAAATATACCCTGGACCCTTGGGTTGTAAGGTGGGAAATGTCCATGCAAAAGGCGCTGCTGTCCCAAACGGAAAAGTCACAGTACTTTATCAAGTTCAATGTGGATGGTCTTCTTCGAGGGGATTATGCATCCCGGATGCAGGGGTACGCCACAGGTAGACTAAACGGTTGGCTTTCAGCAAACGATATCCGTGAACTTGAAAACATGAACCGGATACCAAAGGAGCAAGGCGGCGACCTGTACCTGGTTGGCGGCTCCATGAAGATGCTTGGGGAAACTGGAAATAGCCCTGAAGAGGATAAAAACAAGGAGGAAAAAGTGTGAAGAAATTTTGGAACTTCGTTAAAAACGAAGATGAAACAACCACCTTATATCTTAGCGGTGTCATTGCGGAAGAAAGTTGGTGGGGCGACGAAATAACCCCTGTCGCCTTTAAAGCGGATCTTGATGCTATAGAAGGCGACATTGAGGTTTGGATCAACTCCCCGGGAGGTGATTGCATCGCGGCAAGCCAAATCTACAACATGCTCATGGAGCATAAAGGCGATGTCACTGTCAAGGTGGATGGGATTGCAGCAAGCGCCGCATCGGTTATCGCGATGGCGGGAACAAAAGTCCTTATGGGACCAACAAGCCTTATGATGATCCATAATCCCTTGACCGTTGCCATAGGTGATACGGAGGAAATGAAGAAGGCCTCTTTGATGCTGGATGAAGTGAAAGAGTCCATCATCAACGCATATGAAATTAAAACCGGAATGGCTAGAAACAAGTTATCAAAGCTCATGGATGCGGAAACCTGGCTGTCGGCCCATAAGGCAATTGAATATGGGTTTGCCGATGACATCATGTTTTCTGAAAAGAAAGGGCCGGAAGATCTTTCATCGTATTCCTTTTCAAGACGGGCGGTCACCAATTCACTGCTTGAAAAATTACCACTAAATGAACCGGAAAGCACCGGTACACCCGTAGTAAGCCTTGAAAAAAGGCTTTTTTTAATTAAACCATAGGAGGGTTTTATGAACAAGATTTTGGAAATGAGAGAAAAAAGAGCAAAGATCTGGGATGCTGCCAAGGCATTTTTGGACGAGCGGAGGGGAAAAGACGGACTTTTATCCGCAGAAGACACCGCCACCTATGAAAAAATGGAAGGGGAGGTTGTTTCCCTTGGCAAAGAAATAGAACGGCTGGAGAGGCAGGCTGCGCTTGATTTGGAACTTTCTCGCCCGGTAAATGAGCCTATCACCGGAAAACCGGAAGGTCGAAAGGAAAAAGAAAAGACCGGACGGGCGAGCGATGAGTACAAGAAAGCATTCTGGCTTTCCATGAGAAACAAAGCTGGATACGATATCCAAAACGCCCTTCAGACCGGAACCGACTCAGAAGGCGGATACCTAGTGCCAGACGAGTTTGAAAAGACTTTGGTTGAGGCGCTTTTGGAAGCGAACATATTCCGCCAAATGGCAAACATTATAGGTACTTCTTCAGGTGACAGAAAGATTCCCGTTGTGGCAAGCAAGGGAACCGCATCTTGGGTGGAAGAGGAAGGAAACATCCCTGAATCTGACGATGCCTTTGGCCTTGTATCTATTGGTGCCCACAAACTGGCTACCATCATTAAGGTTTCCGAGGAACTTCTAAACGACAGCGTCTTCAACCTGGAAAGCTATATTGCAAGAGAGTTTGCACGAAGAATCGGAACCAAGGAAGAGGAAGCCTTCTTCATTGGAAATGGCACCGGAAAACCGACCGGGATCTTCAACGCCACTGGCGGAGCAAGCCTTGGGGTGACGGGAGCCAGCGCAACTGCCATCACTTCCGACGAACTGATTGACCTTTATCACAGCCTGGGATCCCCGTATCGGAAGAATGCAGTCTTTGTGATGAACGATACTACGGTGAAAGCTATCAGAAAGCTGAAAGACGGAAACGGCCAGTACCTGTGGCAGCCTTCCATCACCGCAGGGCAGCCGGATACCATCTTAAATAGACCGGTTAAAACCTCCGGGTTTGTGCCTGGCATCGAAGCCGCTGCAAAGACCATTGCTTTTGGGGACTTCTCCTACTACTGGATTGCAGATAGACAGGGACGATCCTTCCAAAGACTGAACGAGCTTTATGCCGCCACCGGGCAGGTTGGTTTTAGGGCGACCCAAAGAGTGGATGGGAAACTGATCCTTTCCGATGCAATTAAGGTCTTCCAGCAGAAAGCATAAAAATTTATTTTTTCGGCTAAATATGCGGTAATTTTGTGGAACGTTGAAATTTGAACAAATAATCAACATCCTATACCAACTTCACTCCCAAAATCTCACAACAAAACCTATACCTCGCTTATCTTGTGCGTTTTGAATTCCTGTGATACATTACCATTATAGGAGGTGATTGCGATGACAAACACACATACAGAAGCCTTTGTTGAAGAGATATTACGCCAAAAGGTCGAAGCAAAAAGGAAGGGTGCAAAGTTTATTGACCTGGTGTCAAGGGAAGTGCACATGGCGGTAGGCGGGTATCCCGGACAAAACCATAGAATGCCTATCTGCTGCAGTGCAATGTATAGCATGATGTCTGATGGGGACCAGGTATTGGAAACTCCACCAAGTGGAAAAGGAGCATATTTAACAATAAGATATTTTCTATAAACCTTTACTTTTGACTCCAGAAAGGACCTGCAAAATTGTAGGTCCTTTTTGGTTGCCTTTTGGCAGAGAGGAAAAACATGAGCAATGTAAAAAACTACAAAGAGCAAGGCGGCGACGAGACCGTGATTGGCGGCAAGCTAATAATCGAAGAAGGTGCGACAGTGGAGGGGCTTCCCTCTGCGGAGGCCCAAGCAGATTCTGTAGCATCTACCATCGCAGCACTTGTAATTGACTTCAATGCCTTGCTGGCAAAGCTTCGTACTGCGGGCCTTTTAAAAACCGAGTAAAAAGGCGAAATCAGACATTGTCCCTATGGCCTTTGGATGATATAATGAAGCCCATCAAAATATATAGGGGGAAGTTATGTCCGATCTAATCTTATCCGCAATATTTCAGCCTTGGATGCTGATCATCTTTTTACCACTTATTTACGTTCTTATCCGAATGTATTTTAGAAAGAAGGAGTTTAAGGGTTCGAGCTATTCCGATGCAAGTGGAAACAGCTATGCAAAGACAGTAGCTAGTAAAGGAAACAGTGGCGAGTATCTTACTTTCCTGGAACTTGAAAAACTGGACGGTGATAACAGGATTTTGACAAATCTTTACCTTCCGGGCAAAGACGGAAAAACTACTGAAGTGGACCTTGTGATGATCCACCCAACCGGAATTTATGTATTCGAATCCAAAAACTACAGCGGCTGGATACTTGGCGATGATAAAGTAAGGTACTGGACCCAAAGTCTAAATGGTGGCAAGAAAAATAAGTTCTTCAACCCTATCTGGCAAAACAAGGGCCATATCGCAGCGCTTTCGAAGGCGCTCGGAAACGGTTATGAAGACCATCTTTATTCATACATCGTTTTTTCCGAGCGGTGTGAGCTGAACAAGTCAATCAATGAGCTGCAAGGAGTTGTGGTACTGAAACGAAACAGGCTCGTCTCAAAACTAAGGCAGGATGTGACCGAGAGAAGCACTGTCTTCATGAAAACCGAAATGGATGAGCTAGAAGAATTACTAAAGAGTTTCGAATTGGCAGACGATGCCACAAAAGCCGCACACATTGAAAGCGTCATGGCAAAATAGAATTGAAAGCACAATCAAATGGTTGTGCTTTTTTAGTGCAATGAAAGGACTAGGCATGCTGATTACTTTAGATGAAGCAAAAGCATATTTGAAAGTGGAAGGAATGGAGGATGACTTGGTAATCACGGATGCTATCAGTGCGGCAAGCGAACTTACCCTAAACATTCTAAGGTGCGAGGAAGCAGACTTTACGGAAATCCCTAAATCGGTGAAGCAGGCAGCCATGTTTTGCGTAGCCAGTCTTTATGAAAACCGGGAGGGTTCAAATATCAAGGCTGTGCTGGATATCATGAAGGGGATGCTCTTTGCCTATCGAAAGGACGCGTGGTAATGAATAGCATTGGCGCCATGAGGCATAGAATCACCATCGAAAAGAAGATAACTGGTGAAACGGAAAACGGGTTTTCAATTGAAGCCTTTGAATCCGTTGCGACCGTATGGGCGGAGGTGAAGCCAGTCCAAAGCAGGGAGTACGAAAAGGCGGACACCACTCAAAACGAAGTGCGGGTGCGTTTTCGGATCAGATATCTTCCCGTGCTTGAGCCTTCCATGGAAGTCATTTTTTCAGGTGAGAGGTACGAGATTATATTCATAGAGAATCTGGATTTCAAAAATAGATACCTTGAAATCATAGGAAAGAAGGTGAATTCAAGTGGCTGATATCAAGCTGGAGGGAATTGACGAGCTCATTTCTAAACTGGGGAAACTCGGGTCAGAGGGAAGAAATATCAAAAAGGATGCGCTTTCCCAGGCGGGTGATATCGTAGCCCGGTCCATGAAAGAACTGGCACCGCGGTCCAAAGGTGGAAATCTTCACATGGCGGATCACATCAAGGTAAGTGACCTTGAAGAACAAAATGGGCTGTCATTTGTGAACGTGGGGCCAAGCAAGGGAGACAATTCTTCCTTTTTTTATTCCAAGTTCACAGAGTGGGGCACAAGCAAAATCCCGGCTGTCCACTGGGCGGAAGGATCGCTTCAGAAAAACCGAAAGAGGATAAAAGACATCATTTTTGATGAACTAAAAAGGAGGCTTGAACCCTTTGATTAACAAGAAAATCCTAACTGCCTTAAGCTCCTTATCAGTTCCCATCTCCTTTCAAAAGTATGAAGGAACCAGTGACACTTACATCACCTTTCATGAATATCTGCAGGAAGGGGAGGAATTTGATGACGATGAGGAGACGCTGACAGCCCATCTTATTCAAGTGGATATCTGGTCAAAGACGGATTACGCTGCCCTGGCATCCCAGGTGAAGTATCTGCTCACATTAGCAGGATTTAAAAGAATAACGGAAGAAGACCTATATGAACCGGATACCAAGATATATCACAAGGGAATCCGGTTTTTCTATCTACAGGAAAAGGAGGAAGAATAAATGGCAAGACAAATTGGATTAAAAGATATCCACATCGCGCTGCTGACTGACGATGACAGCCTTGGCGCAACCTATGAAACACCGGTGAAACTGGAGCGGGCGGTGTCTGCAAAGCTGTCGCCCAAAGTGAACTCTGAAAACATCTATTCGGACGATTCGGTGGAGGATGTGATCGCATCCTTTGACAGCGTGGAAGTTGAAATCGAGCTGAACCAGTTGTCTCTAACAAGTCGGGCAAAATTGCAGGGTGCGAAGGTGGTGAAGGGAGTCTTAATTGAAAGCAAGGACGACCTGGCGCCGACCCTGGCCCTTGGCTTTAAGTCCAAAAAGCACAACGGAAAGTACCGGTACGTGTGGCTTCTAAAGGGTAAGTTCGAACTGGCAGGTGACGAATTCGATACGGAGGCTGAAAAACCTCAACCGAAAAGCTCAAAGTTAAAGGGCACGTTTTACAGCAGAGATTTTGACGGCAATTACCGATTTATCGCCGATGAAGACGAGCCGCTTGTGGACGCTGCAATCATAGCAGCTTGGTTTACGGATGTTCCGGATGAACCGGTCCCTGCGGCATAAGGAGGATGACATGAAAGGAATGGATCTTAAAACCAAGACCGTAAAGGTGAATATCCTTGGAAGCGAAAGAAACCTTCGCTTTGATATGAATACCTTTTGCGAGCTTGAAGAAATCTATGGAGATTTGAACGCTGCCTTTGATGCTTTATCCAACATGAAGCTAAAGGCGGTCCGGGCGTTTGTTTATGCCGCTTTAAAAAGCGAAGACGAAAGCATTTCACTCGCGCAGGTTGGAAAAGGGCTTGGCATTGAGGATTTGGAGATGCTGGCAAATGCCCTAAGCGATGCCCTGACTTCTTCCATGCCAAAAGGGGATGACGACCCGGGGGAAGTGACAGCCGCTTAGGTTCATCCTCCTGGGACTGGGAGTGGCTATATTATCTAGGAACTTGCCTTTTATCAATGGATGAAGACACCTTTTGGCGCTGCACACCTAAAAAACTGCAGTGCCTTTTTGATGTCCATAGCGCTACAAAGGGCGATGCAGGAGAGCCTGCGATAGATGATCTTGTTTTTTAAGGAGGAGTAAATGGCAGGCAGAAACACAGTACTTGCCCGGGTGGGTCTAGATGACAGAGGTTTTCAGGAAGGGGTCAGTAAAATCCAAAGAAGCCTCAAGGTGGTGCAAAGCGAATTTGCCGCAGCCGGGGCGAAGCTAGGTGAATTTGGAAATTCCACTGAAGGACTGAAACTAAAGTCTGATAGTCTGGCAAAACAGATAGAGCTACAAAAAGAAAAGGTGGCGGCTCTTGGTACAGCCTACAAGGAAAGTTCGGACACCAAAGGTGCCGATGCCAAGGCGACGGAGAACCTTAAAATCAAGCTCAACTTTGCAAATGCGGAGCTTTCCAAAATGCAAGGAGAACTTAAGGCAGTAACTTCGGATCTCAAGCTAAAAAGCTCCGCTTGGTATGGGCTATCTCAAAATCTGTCTACCGCCAGCAAGAAGCTATCTGAAGTCGGCGATAAGATAAGTGGCGTCGGCAGAGGTCTTTCTACCAGTGTCAGCCTGCCCCTTGTTGGAGTTGGGACCGCGGCAACAAAAATGGCCATGGACGCTGTGGAATCGGAAAACCTCTTTGAAGTTTCCATGGGAAAGATGTCTGGCGCTGCAAGGTCTTGGTCGGTGGAGTTATCTGATTCCCTTGGTCTAAATGAATACGGGGTCCGTAAAAACGTGGCGACTTTTAACGCCATGATAAGCTCCATGGGTCTTGCGGAAGAGGAGTCTCTTGGCATGTCGGAAGGGCTCACTAAGCTTTCCTATGACATGGCCTCCTTTTACAATCTAAAGCCGGAAGAAGCATTTGAAAAACTGAAATCCGGTATTTCTGGTGAAGCGGAGCCACTCAAAGCTCTTGGCATTTTGGTTAACGACACCACAGTCAAAACCTACGCCTATACACATGGGATTGCAAAGCAAGGTGCTGAGCTTACCGAATCGCAGAAAGTCCAGGCAAGATACGGGGCGATTTTGGAAGCGACCCAAAAAGCCCAAGGTGACCTAGGACGCACTATGGACAGCCCCACAAACAAGATAAGGACGCTTAAGGAAAAGACTTCGGAGCTTGCCATATCCTTTGGCCAGCTTCTTATTCCAATCCTTGAAAAGCTGATCGCATTCATCGCGCCCATTGTGGACTGGTTTTCAAATCTTTCCAAGGGGCAGCAGGATATGGTGATTAAGCTCGCCCTTATAACTGCTGCCATTGGACCCGTCATACTTGTAATTGGAAAGATCATCACCGTTATTAGCACCCTTGCCGGAATCTTTTCGGCAGTATCAGGAGCAGTTGCTGCGGCAGGCGGCGCGCTTGCGGTGCTTACAGGCCCTGTTGGAATTGCGATTGGCATCATAGCAGGGCTAATTGCTGCCGGTGTATTTCTTTTTAACCACTGGGACAAGGTGAAAGAGGTGGCAAAGACGGTATGGGACGTCGTAACAGGCACTATTAGCTCGGCTGTAAATGTCATAAAGGACATCATAAGGATCGTATTTTCAGGAATCACTACGTATTTCAAAGTGACTTTTGCAATATACGGAGCCATTTTTAAAACGGCATTTAGTGTCATTAAAACTGTCGCAACAACAGCTTTTAAGGGAATTAAAACTGTCATCATCGATCCCATCAAAGAAGCAGCGGACTTTACTAAATCCATGGTGGATAAAATCAAAGGCTTCTTTTCGGGGCTTAAGATTAGTTTGCCTAAAATAAAGCTGCCTCATTTCTCTTTAGAAGGTGAGTTTTCGCTGCTGCCTCCAAAGGTACCAAAGCTTGCTATCGATTGGTATGCGCAAGGCGGCATCTTCCAACGGCCAAGTATCATTGGTGTGGGCGAAGCGGGAGCGGAAGCAGTACTTCCCATTAGCAAGCTGGATACTCTTATGGCCAATGCCATGAGAAAAACAGGAAGCGGCGAGGTGGAAAGGTTGCTATTTGAAATTCTAAGGATTATGCAGGAAGGCGGAAACGGCAAGGTGGTCTTGGATACCGGAGCGGTGGTGGGAGAGCTTGCCTATCCCCTAAACAAGGCCCTTGGGAAGCTAAATCAAAGGAGGTAAGATGAACGGCGTTTCATTTGACGAATTACATTCATATAGGCAGCTTGGGATGATCCTAGGGAACCCTGAAATAGAAAGGCCAAAGGCTAGGCTTTCCTATCTGGAAGTCCCGGGCCGTGACGGTGCATTGGATTTATCTGAGGCATTAGGCGAACTTCGGTTTGAGCAGCGAAAGATTACGATGCCGTTTAAATACATTGGCAGTCCGGCCCAGGCTGAAGAAAAGATTTCGGAAATCCAAAACCTGCTCTCCGGGAAAAAGATGAAAATCTTCTTTGATAAAGATCCAGGCTATTACTACTTAGGCCGGCTCCTAGTGGAAGGGAAAGTTCAACATCCAATAAGCCAAATCACTATCACCGCTTACTCCGAGCCATTTAAATACAAAAGGGATGTGACGGAAGTGAGTTTTGACGTAACGGGCAGCCTTGAGGTCATTTTGTCAAATGACCGAATGACCACCTATCCCGTTGTCACTACAACGAACCCATTTCTCATCACCAAAGATGAAACCACCTATTCCTACGGCGCGGTAAGCAATTTAAAGACGACTATCCCAATTACCTTTGGTGACAACATGCTGATCCTTACCGGTACGGGCACTGTGAACTTCAGATACCAGGAGGGTTCCTTATGAGATATGCGATTTATTCCGGGGATGCGCTTCTTCATCTTAGTGGTCTTTCGGACTACTGCGTGATTAACCCAAGACTAAGACTTGAAGAAGGAAAGGCGGGTGAACTCACTTTTGAGCTTCCACCAGATCATAATAATGGGGAAGCGGTCAGCAAACTTCGCCCGGAGATTACGGTGCTTGCGGATGCCAAGGTCATTTTTCGTGGCAGGGTCATTGAAGACAAGATGAGCTTTGAAAAAACAAGAAGCATCTTTTGCAAGGGAAAACTCTCGTATTTATATGACACCCTGGCTTTGCCTGGTATCTATGAAGGGCGGGCGAATGAAGTCTTTGCTAGGCTGCTATCGGAGCACAACGTCAAAGTGCTTGATCACCAAAAGATAATGCCCGGGACTTTGACAGTAGCCACAGATGTGGTTATCGCTACATCAGATTACAAAACCACATACGAGCTGCTTCATGAGCTTCTTGAAAAAGCAGGCGGCGTATTTCTTCTACGCCATGAAGCGGATGGGGACTACTTGGACTTCATACCGGACTATTCAAAAACAGCCGTGCAAAAAATCGTCTTTTCCGAAAATCTCCTAAATCTAACGAGGGAGGTCTCGGCTGAAAAAACCTATACGGCCTGCATTCCCCAGGGTGCATTTGAGACAGACGAAAACGGCAACCAGAAAAACACGAGAATCAGCCTAAAAACTCTAAACGGCTCGGAGGTGCTTTATGACCTGGCGCTCGTCAATGAATACGGGTGGATCTTTGCGCCACCGGGAGACACCACATTTGATGATGCGCTTTCTCCGGAAGACCTATTGATTAAAGGGCAAGCATATATGGCTTCCATGGGCGGCATGCTTGAGGCCACCATCGAACTTTCCGCCTTGGATCTTTCATATGCAGGAGAAGACATCGAAAGTTTTGGCATCTGCGACTACGTGGAGGTCCATTCGTCTATGCATGGGCTTATTGAAACCTACCTGATTTCCGCCATAGAAATTGACCTAACGGATCCATCCAAAACCAAGATGACCCTGGGGCAAAAAACAAATACGCTTACAGACACAAACAGGAAAAAGGAAGCGGATGCGGAAATCGCCATAAACGAACTAAAGGAAGCACTTGTAAAATCGATCGCAGACCTTGGAAACGAACTGGCAGAAAGGGAGAGGTATATCCGGTATGTGGGTGGCATTATCGAAATGGGAGAAAGCGGCTCGGATCTTAAAATGCGACTTTCAAACACCAAGATCTCGTTTGTGGAAACCATCGACGGCGTGGAAACGGAAGTGGCCTGGTTTGGAAACCCCACAGGAAGCCCCGGGGACTCCAAGCTATACATTGAAACGGGAGAAATAAAGAAGTCTTTCCAAATAGGAAAGTTCGCATTTGAAATGAGAGGAGATAATCTTTCTCTCGTGCATAAAGGATAAATTATGGCAAGTGGCAATTTCATCTCCGCAACCGGAGTCAATCTAAATTTATATATCACCTGGAGCTCTACAGAAAATGTGGCGGGAAACTACTCGGATGTGGTGATGACCGCCTACCTTCGGCATTCCTCCCTTTATGTGGGCGCTAGAGCGGACCAGGTGCTAAAAGCCGAAGGAACCTCAAAGACCTACGATGCTCCGGCCATAAGCTACAGTTCAACTAGCCTAAAAGACACCCAAATCGGTCAGCAAACGATCAGGGTTTACCACAATTCAGATGGCACCATGCCGTCCTGCGACCTTTATGGCTCTTACTATTTCAACGGAACCTACGGCGGAAAAAGCATCAGTACCATCACCGCATCAAAAACGGTTGCCCTTGATACCATCCCAAGAAAATCTTCTATCAGCGCGCTTACAAGCCCCGTGGCTATAAATGGCACAAATCAGGTGACAGTCACCATAAGCCGTGCGGATTCATCATTCACCCATAAGGTGGAATTTATCCTTGGAGCTGAAACAGCCTCCTTTACCGGGATTGCAACAAGCAAAGCCTATGCGATTCCACTTAGCTGGCTAAACCAGCTTCCAAATGCGGCAACGGGTTCCGCCAAATGCAGGGTCACAACCTATAGCGGTACTACTAGTCTTGGCTACGTGGAAAGCACCTTTACTGTTAATGTACCGGACACCATCATTCCGGTTGTAACGGACATACAGTTTTCAAAAGATATGACCAACGCAGCGGACCCGTTTTCGGCGGGTATCTATGTGAGAGGGATTTCCAAGATTTCTCTTTCCGGGGTGTCTGTAACCAACCAGTATTCTGCCACAAGTAAAACGTATAAGACATACATGCATCCGGGATCCTCCGAGTACACAACCGGAGCCGTGAAAACTGGGAGCAGTTTCATATCCGATGCGATTCCTTTTTTTGGGCAGGTGAAACTCACCGAAATAGTGACTGATACAAGGGACAGAAATTCAGTTCCTTACTCTGAAACTATAGTGGTCGAACAGTATTTTGCACCTAACGTAACGGTTTATGGGGAGCGTTGCAACGCCTCAGGGCAAACGGATCCAAATGGCTCTTTCATCAATATTCGCCTCCAGGCTACCGTGGCTTCTGTTGGAAACGACAACAGCAAAGTCTACAAGCTTGAGTATAAGAAGCTGACCGATGTGAATTGGACTGAGGTTAGCACCGCATCACAAACAGGATACACTTGCGACCTTTCGGCGATTAGGGCTGCTGACCCTGGTGCGACGTACCAGGTGAGAGGAACAGCGACAGACAAGCTTCAAAGCACGCAGAAGATGGTATCCGTTGCAACCGCCACGGTTGTCTTGGACTTTTTAGCAGGCGGTCTTGGGGTGGCCTTTGGAAAGGCTGCTGAGCTATCTAACATCTTTGAGATGGGGCTTGATGCCGCCTTCAACAAAGATGTGGTCATCCAATGTCCAACTGGCGAAAGCGGAATACTATCTGTTTCAGGAGTTGATGCGGATATTGATTTGGTGCTTACCCCTAAAGGTGCTGGCGCAGTAATGCTATCGGGCAGTACTGGTGGGCTTGTCTTGCCAAACAATGGCCATGTAAGCGGAATCACAACCGGCGGTCAGAAATCCAGCCTGATTGTAAGGTCTCTAAGCGACAACTGCCTCATCAACTGGGATTGCATTGGATACAGCACGATCTATGCCGCAAACGGGTGCGCAGTGAACTTGTATTTTGACAATGGAAGCGGCACAAAGATCAAAAAATACATCTTTGATGAATCTGCCTTTCTACCATCGACACAGTATGGGCAAAACATCGGAGCTGACGGCCAGGAGTTTAACAATGCTTTTATAAAGAACCTTTATCTGGGTGTGGGGAATGCCACAAGTACGTACGACTACATGACCTATGATGATTCAACCAACTCCTACAAATTCTACGCAGATGCCTACGTTGGGGAAATAAAGATTGGAGATGGCACCTTTGAGTTTGGTGAAACGTCTGCAGGATATCAGTTCCGGCTTGCAGCAAACTACTTTCGACCAACTGTAGACAATACCGTATACCTTGGAAGCCCATCTTATCGTTGGAAGACCATTTACTGCGCTACAGCCACCATTAACACATCCGATGAAAGGTATAAGGAAGAAATACGAAAGGTCCCACTTGGGATGGATTTTATAAATGCCCTAAACCCCATCTCATATAAAAACAAAGAAGGGAAGAGACTGCATTTCGGGTTTTCTGCTCAGCAAGTCATAAAGACTTTGGATGCCTTTGGAATCCCGGATGCCGGAGTGTTCACGAAAAGCCCAAAAGACCAGAAGAGGCCATTTGATTCGGAGATGAATGAGGAAGACGTGATCTATGGTCTTCGCTATACGGAGCTTCTCTCCCCAATGGTGCTAGCCATGCAGGAATTACATGAAAGGATTAAGGTACTGGAACATGAAAGAAAAAGTACAAAGAGCGCTAAACTTGGCTGCTGATATAAGCGTCAGAGGGCAGGATGTGCTACGGATGGCTGAAGTGCTTGGTCTGCTTCAACAGGAGCTAAATGAAGATGAGAACAAAAAGGAGGAGAAAATATGAGAAAACCAATAGAGTATTTCCAGACGGATGAAAGATGGGCGGGGCTGCCATATAGAGTAGCCGGAAAAGAGGAAAGCACCATCGGAGGATCGGGCTGCGGCCCCACCTGCGCGGCCATGGTGATTGAAACCATAAAGGGAAAACCGTTAACTCCCGTTACTGCCTGCGAATGGTCTGTGGACCACGGATACAAGGCGATAGGGCATGGCACCTACCATGCCTTTTTTAGTGCCATATTTACTGAGTACGGCATCCAGCATTTTCAGACCATCGATATGGAAAAGATCCTGGCACACCTCAAAGCCGGTGGCTGGGCGATAGGGCACATGAAAAGAGGGAACTGGACAAGCGGCGGACATTTCATATTGGTTTACGGCTTTAGCGGAGGCTATGTGTATGTGAACGACCCTGCAAGCAAAACGCCATCTCGTGTCAAAGCACGGTGGAGTCTGTTCAAGGCCGAGTGCACCAAAGCCTGGGGGATTCACGTGCCCAAAACCCTTCCCGGCGACGCACCAAAACCAGCACCTTCTCTTACTTACTTTGTCCACTCGCCGGTTGATGGATACCTGAACATGAGAAAAGGGCCTGGCCTGGCTTATGGGCTTATACGAAGACTCCCTCATGGGACTAAGGTTACGGTCGTTTCCCAAAAGAATAGCTGGGCGAAGCTGAAAGAGGGTGGTCATGTCCACATAAAGGGTCTTTCTAAGTATGAACCGGTGAATACCAAATACGTGACCCTCTATGCCATGAATATCAGGGAAGGTTATTCCACCAAAACCAAAGTTAAAAAAGTCATTCCCAAGGGCAAGGAAATCCACATTTCCAAAATCCGGGGTGACTGGGGCTACGCGTATAAATACCGTGGATGGATCAGGCTTCGAGATTCTTCAGGGAAAGCGGTCCATGCATATTGCAGGAAACTGTAGGAGGTGTCGATGAACATAGAAACCATCCTTGGCATCTGCGGCGGCATCGTGCTTGTGGGAAACGCAGGCGGACTCATTTTTAAATGGATCCGCCCAGCCCTTAACCTTACAAGGCGGGTTGCCGTCCTGGAAGAGCACGACTGCCGGGATTTTGAAAAAATAGAGAGCCTGACCAAATTAAACGAAACCCAGTGTATGGCACTTCTTTGCCTTATAAACCACATGATTGATGACAATGGTGTGGAAGAGATGAAAAAGACAAGAGAGCTGATCACCCAAACGTTACTGCATCACAAATAAAGGAGAAAAACATGAAAGTAAAAGCAGATACCCTGGCAAGGACCATATTCCTTGCACTGACCCTTATCAACCTGATTCTTAGCGCCTTTGGGAAAGTGCCCCTGCAGCTTGAAGAAAGCTTCATCTATGAAGTGTGCTCACTGGCAGCGGTGCTGGTCGCATCGATTGTTGCCTGGTGGAAGAACAACTCGTTTACAAAGGCTGCCATTAAGGCGGATGAAGTGTTGGAAAAAGAAAAACTATTAGCTTCAGCAAACAGCAATGGATAATTAAATATGAAGGAGGAGCGGCCCAGTGCCGCTTCTTTTTTCTTTGGAGGAAGAAATGGACAAAAGACAAATAGAGGAAATCCAGGTACTTCGAAAAAATGGCAAGAGCATGGGGCAAATTTCAAAAGAAACCGGGATACCGGCTAGCACCATCAAATCCTATTTTCGAAGGCATCAGCCCGCGCGGGGTGATAAGGAGGAAACTCATGCTTCGCCCTCATTTTGTGCGGAGTGCGGAAAGCCACTAAAAAGAGGAGGCCGCGGCAAGTCGAAACGCTTCTGCAAAGAATTCTGCAGAAGAGCTTGGTGGAAGGCACATAAGAATCTTGTAAATTCCGATTCACTACAGATCAAGTGCGCCAGCTGCGGAAAGGACTTTGTTAGCTACAAGAGCAGAAAGCAAAAATATTGCAGTCACGGGTGCTATATTAAAGCCCGGTTTGGAAAGGAAGGTGCAAATGAATAAAGAGCAGATGGAAGCGGAATTTGAATTTCGGGTCAGCATGAGGATTGCGCAAAAGATGCTTGATGAGGGGCTTCTTACAAGGATTGAATATGAAAAACTTAATAGGGTGCTACTTCAAAAATATTCCCCTGTAATTTCTTCCTTGGCACCCGATATGACTTGATACAAGGGGGGTACTATATTCGCTTGATACGAAATTAAATTATTGGACCCAGAAAACAAACCATAGTTTATTGCATTCAGCGGCTTTGGTGGGGTGGTGCGGTATAATAGTGCCAGTGGAATTATGAAAGAAGATAAGAATAAATACATATTTGGATACGTCATTTCTGATGTGTCATATAAGGTATGGTTTGCCAGGGAATAATGATTACATTAAAAAATGCTGACATCATCGTTAGCATATGGTATTTTGAATCTATAATGAATTTTTGGAATAACAATAGTTACGAATAAATTCCATGATTCATTTGCCTCTTTCAATCACAATTACTAATTTTTTGCATAATCAAGAACACCCATTGAAAGAGTACTGGTAGGACATCGCACAAAAAAGCTTCTCTGATTTTCGTGGGATTTCACAAGAATGGTTGTATTATATAGTAGAAGTATGAGGGGGCGAACCATTGGATGAATTAATCATTAGTCTTATTGAAAACGAAGACGAAGATGGGCTTTTAAAGTTGCAAATGCAATATTCGAACTTGATCCGCTATGTCATTAGAGGTATTTTAACTGACGAAAGGGATGCAGAGGAGTGTCTTAGCGATGTGTATTACCAAATTTGGCGCAAAATTAGTACTTATGAACAGATGAAAGGTAGCCTTTCAACCTGGATAACGGTAATTGCTCGTAATACAGCACTAAATTACAAGAAAAAACGTAAAGACATCACTACCGAGCTTAAGGAGGAAGGCAGCGATGCTTATTCTCCTGAAGCGTTGGTTTTAGAAAAGGAAACGCAGTTAAGTCTTATATGTGCGATCAACAAATTATCAGAAGATGATAAAAGACTATTCTATAGAAAATTTTATTTTCTCCAGACGATTTCAGTGATAGCCGCGGAGATGGGGATAAGTGAGAGGGCAGCAGAGGGGCGATTATATAGGATAAAGAAAAAGATTGAAAGGCAATGGGGGTGAACCTTATGAATACATTGGAAAAGAATGATCAGGAATTTGAAAAAAATTTAATTGAAAAACTTGAGGATTTCATTCCAGAGGAGAGGGCATTGAAAAGCGTTAACCCTTTTTCGAAGCCTATATCATACATTGTTTGGGGACTGATTATATCATCCATTCAGCTCGACTTGCTGCATCTTCAATACCTTCTTCCAAACATTGGGATAGTATTGATTTTAGTAGGGTATAGAAGCATAAAAAATGAAAACAAATGGTTTTACAGAGCGTGGTTACTTACAATAGTAACTCTTGTGGTTCTGCTGTTATTATATATATGTCTCGCATCTCCTTGGTTAAATGATTTTGAGGTAGGCTCATATAGCTTTATGGGAATGTTATTTTCTATAGTGTTTCTATGCTATCGTGTGGCTATTTTTCTAATTTTTCGACAAGCAATTCTAACTGTATATGGCAACTGCGGTTTAAAGCAACCCAGGGACTATCTCCTACTTTCAACAATTTGTATAGGGCTGATAGGATTAATGGCTTTTCTACCTGTAAACGTAAGTGATATGTTAGTTTGGATGACTTCGACATTAATGATTGCTTTGTTTTTAGTGATAGTCAAGACTCTATTTCTTGTTAAAGATAACCTTGGCATCGTTGGGTACAGCATTATAAATGCTTCAATAAGGTTCGGATCGCGAACTGTAATATTGAGCTATATAATGATTACATGTATCTTAGTAGGTCTTGTTTGTTATAGCACCAACCATTTAAAACTTGAGGCCAAAGAATATATATTTCCAACGCCGCCATCCTATACCATATTAGCAGAAAAAGGAGTACCAACGAATATACTGCAAGACCTTTCGGCATATAATTTAGTTTTGCTAAAAGATACTGTGAAAGTATATGTAACTGAAGAAAAGATGAATTTTGATATGAATTTATATATCATAGGGACCGAAGCGCAGAAAGCATTAGAATCAAAAAAATATAGCAAAGCTAATATGCAAGTTACAACTATATTTTTATTACAATCAGATGAAAGCGTATATGTGATAGAGTATTTTGAGTGGCTAAAAGGCGGCGCCTACTGGAATGACGGGTTTGTTATTTATGGGCAAGACAATATGGAATTAATCAATGGCAGACTTCTATATAGACTCAATAATATTGATTATTTTGCAGATATCCCCCGCCTTAAGCAAGGACAAGTTAAAATATATGATTTTTCACACGAAATAATTAACATAGGGATTACGGGAGGAGTGAGTTACCCATTTAATTCCCAATCACAAAGGGGTTTCATACTATATAAATCAAAGCCTCAAAGTGTTGATAAAGCTTCCAGCGAGTTAAGCTACTTACATTTTAAAACTCCTTTTAGACTCCCAAATGGTTTTCCAGAACAAATGATGTATTCAGGAAGTGGCACAAAATTAATTCATTATTCGAATATTGATCCAAGTATTAAATGAATTACTCCCTGATTTCGAGGTAACGAAAAAATAACATGAGGCATATATAATTTAGGCTTCGTGTTATTTTTTGAATAGTCAGAATATTATACATTGCAATTTACAAAAACTATGATAATATATTAACAGGATTAATTTCGGGAGTATCTTATTGGGAGGATTTATTATGAGAAGAAAGATTTCGTGTTTTTTATTGGCAATGATATTGGTTTCTTGTTCCTACAGTATTTCATTTGCCAGCAGCATCAGTACTGAAAAAAGTTGTGATGTCATTAGTGTTATCAGTCTTGAAAATGGAACTAAACCGTTTAAGTCATCAGCTGAGATCAAAGATTTAGGAAGCATATCTTATGCGGAAGCAATCAATGTTAATGGTAGTACATACAATCTCTATCCAACATTTGATGACCCAAATAAGGCATTAGCTGCAGTAAGCGAATTTACAGGTGAAATACTATCCGGTATGCAAGTTTTGTATGGTTTGCCAGCGTTCGATGAGAATTCGTGGCTGAGTTACCAAAAAAAGATTACAAGCTATACTGATTACCTAGCTAAAATTTATTCTAAAGGTGATAAGAAATTTCTGCTTCATAAGATGATACCAAAATTGGTGGGTTTTTTTGATATCTATGAAAATACAGCAGAAAATTATAGAATTCTTAGCAGTTTGCAAAAGAACTCAGAAGAAACTGGACAAGATATATTCAGCGTTGCTGATGCTTCCGTGACGACAGAAGTATTGAAAGCATTGCCGTATGATAATGCCTTTCCAGTTATTAGCGAGGGCGACACTTCAATGGTCGCACTAGCATACAGCACAAGTAATGCAATTTCATATGCAACCACCTGGGCCACAAGCCACAACCCTGTATATGCAAATTATGGGGACGATGCCGACTGCACAAACTTTGTTTCACAGATCAAATATGCAGGGGGGACGGCGATAAACTATACTGGGAACCAAAATACTGGTTGGTGGTTTTCATTTGACTACACAAAGCAAAGTTCGAGAAGCTGGCGCATTGCCAATGACTTTAGATCGTATTTTGGCGTTAGATCAAATACATTTTCGTTTAACACCTTTTCCGACAGAGTTGCCGCAGGGAGCTATATCGGTGTTGATTATGAAAATGATGGGAGCTGGGATCATATGGGGTTTGTTACTGCAACGAGTACAACACAATACACCACTAACGGTGTAACATATTATAATTTCAAAGTTGCACAGCATTCTTCAGATTATCATGCTTGGGTAAATAGCAACACCAACGGATGGGATGCAATCCATCTTGATTATGATACTCCAAGATATGGAATCATTAATTAAGGAAACACTAAATCGGATAGCAGAAACAATAGTTAAATATCAAAAGGCATTTTGATAATGTAAAATATGAGTGCGCCTGAAATTGGTCCTATACTAAAGAGTAATAAAGATCGCTAAAATTTGAAATTATAGCGATCTTTTTTTACTTGCTCTACAAATCCGTTATCCGTGAGCTTTCTTACCAGAGCTGAATTTGATAAGGTAAAGCGGCTTCACCTTCAAAAATATGCCCCTGTTATATCCTCTCTTGGGTCTGATATAACTTGATAAAACTGGATACTAGAACTAACATGACACTCTGGGAGGTGATAATTTGACTAGAATTATTCGCAAAATAGAGCCAAAAATGGCTGCGCTGCCAAAGAAAAAAAGGGTGGCCGCCTACTGCCGTGTGTCAACAGAAAAGGAAAGCATGCTTAATTCCTTATCTGCCCAGGTGAGTCATTACAGTGGCTATATCCAGGCCAATCCCTTCTGGGAATATGCAGGAGTCTATGCCGATGAAGCCGAAACAGGCACCAAAGAGGATAGGCAAGAATTCCAAAGGCTTCTTGCTGATTGCCGGTCAGGAAAGATTGACCTTGTTCTTACAAAGTCCATTTCAAGGTTTGCCCGAAATACCCTGACGCTCCTATCGGTTTCCCGTGAACTGAAAATGTTATCTGTGGATATTTGGTTTGAACAGGAAAACATACGAACAATCAGTTCCGACGGGGAAATGATGCTATCGATTTTCGCATCCTGCGCTCAGGAAGAAAGCCGGCAAGTAAGCGACAACTGCAAGTGGCGGATTAGAAATGGGTATGAGGAGGGGAGAATCTACGGCCTTAATTTTCTTTATGGCTACCAAATACGAAAAGGTGAAATTGAAATAGAGCCAAAACAGGCGGAAGTGGTGAGATTCATTTTCAGTGAATATTTAAAAGGAATGGGATGCAAAAGTATAGCATCCTTTTTAAATGGGAAAAACATCCCGGCATATTTAGGTGGCGCATGGAGCGAAGACAGGATCATTAAGATGATACGAAATGAAAAGTATGCCGGTAACGCATTGCTACAAAAAAAGTATGTGGTGGATCACCTGACAAAGAAGGAAGTGAAGAACCGTGGCACCCTTCCAATGTACTTTGCTGAAGGAACCCACCCGGCAATCATTGATTTAGACACCTTTACGTTGGCAAATGAGAAAATGTCGGAGAGCAGAAAAAGAAATCAAGGCAGGGTTGCGCCAAAAGCTCACCCATTATCGGGGAAAATAATTTGTCCGTACTGTGGATGCAGGTATACGAGAAAAACCACACATGGGAAGGCAGCATGGATCTGCAGCAGATACCTTCGATATGGCAAAGACGCGTGCCCTTCCAAACGGATACCGGAAAACATTTTGATTGATCTGGCAGGCGACTTGGACATTTCGGAAATTCGCGATGTTGGGGAGGGCGAGCTTGCATTTTACCTAAAATCAGGGAAGGTAGTTAATAAAAAATGGCAAAACAGATCCAGAAAAGAAAGCTGGACTGTTGAGATGAAAGAAGAAGCAAGAAGGAGGTCATTAAATGCAGCAGGCAAAGCGAATCACAAAAGTGGAAGGGGTTAGAAGTCGGACCCCTATTGAAGTCATCGCGCCGAGCAAACGAAAGGTGGCAGCCTACGCCAGGGTCAGCACCTCAAGCGAGGAGCAGCTTACAAGTTACGAGGCCCAGGTCGATTATTTTACAAAGCACATAAAAGCCAATCCTTCTTGGGAGTTTGTTGGGATTTATACGGACGAAGGGATTTCAGCCACCTCCATGAAAAAAAGGGAAGGCTTCAACCGGATGGTCACAGATGCGCTGGATGGCAAGGTGGAACTTATAATCACAAAGTCCATATCCCGGTTTGCCAGAAATACGGTGGACTGCCTGACAACAATCCGTAAGTTGAAAGAATTTGACGTTGAGGTGTATTTTGAAAAGGAAAACATCTATACCCTGGACAGCAAAGGGGAAATGCTGATTACCATTCTATCTTCCTTTGCCCAGCAGGAATCCCTGTCCCTTAGTTCCAACGTGACCTGGGGCATTAGAAAGCGATTTTCCGATGGCAAGGTCAGCCTGCCGTATAAACAATTTCTAGGATATGAAAAAGGCGAGGATGGCCTTCCTAAAATTGTAGAGAGCGAAGCCAAAATTATCCGTCTGATATATAGATTATTCTTGGAAGGCTGGTCCTGCAACTCTATCGCAAAGCATCTGACAGGGCAAGGCATCAAGACCCCAGGCGGTAAGGACCAATGGCACTCCACCACTGTTAAAAGCATATTGATAAATGAAAAGTACCGCGGCAATGCGATTCTACAAAAGCGGTACACGGTTGATTATCTAACCAAAAAGACAAAAGAAAACGAAGGGGAGGTTCCAAAATACTTTGTGGAAAACTCACATCCCGCTATCGTTACAGCCGAGCAATACCTTCTGGCACAGGAAGAACTCAAAAGACGGAAAGAGACTCCCGGTCTCATTTCGACTGCCAACTGCTTTTCCGGGCGGATTATTTGTGGGGAGTGTGGTAGCCAATTTGGGCCGAAGCTCTGGCATTCGACTAGTAAATATAAAAGGGTGGTATGGCAATGCAATCATAAATTCCAAAGTGAGCACAAATGCCGGACTCCTCATTTATATGAGGATGATATAAAGAATGCCTTCATGTCTGTTGTTTCGGAGGTTTTGGAAAACAGGGAGAGCATTAAGATCAACTTGGAACAGATTCTGAAAGAAGTGCTTTCGCCCGAAAAATCGGAACGGAAAATTCGAACGGCGAAGGATAAGCTTGAACACCTTGAGCGGGATATAAAAGCCTGCGTTGCGGAAAATGCCAGAAAGCCTCTTAATCAGGATGCGTATAACAAACGATATATTCCATTGGCCGAAGAATATGACAGGAAGTACAAGGATCTTGCGGAATTGGAATCCGAGCTTGAGAGCTTGCTTAGGAGACGAGAAATCATAGGAAAATACTTATCCACAATCGAAGGGCTTTCGATAGCGGATGGGGCCTTTGATATAGGATTATGGAATGTCTTTGTTGAAAAAGTGATGGTTGAGTTGGATGGGAGGATTGAGTTTGTGCTGCATGATGGGAGGAAGGTTATTCGGAAGATTTGAAGATAATAATAGGAGCCCGCAGGGTAAGGACAACCAGCCTAATAAGATGGACTAAAGTTTCTTGTGTTTACTACCCATTGATATTATTCACTTGCTAAACAGAATAACTGAGTCTTATAATGGTGACATCAGTTGTTTTAATTGGTAGGAGGGTACAGATATGGGTTCATCAGGATCTGGAAAGTTTGGTACGTATCGTATTGGAGCAGGTCAATCCACGGGCGGTTTAGGGCCTGCCGGCTCTAGTAACGACGACAAACCAAGGGAAATTGAATGTCCATCAATCATTGAGAATATTCGACTTGAGGATGTTGCAATCTCAGACTATTATATTAATAATCAACAGTTGCCACCGGCTGGGGACATCGTCACACTACACAATGCTATTAATAACGGGAGATTGGTAGTAAAGTCCAGATCCAATGGAGAGACTTTAGGGAACCTCCCAACACAATACAATTATTTATATAACTGTATGAAAAAAGGGATTATATATTCGGGGGTGGTTATTGCCGCAGATGTAACACCAGTTCCGTTTGTTGTGGTGACTCTCAATGCATAAACAAAAGGTTCTTATCATTGGAGAGGTATTTATTGATACCCACCTTGATATAATTGCTGAAAATGGGCCAGTTGTAAGACTTGGCGGTATATTTCATTCGGCGAGGGCATTTGCTGCTTTGGGATTGAATTATACGCTAGCATATTACGCTCCTGACTACTTGGATGAAGATATTAATGCATGGTCATTCCATTTGAATACAATGGGTTGCTATAAACTTGGCAGTATCAATAAAGCCCCAAATGTAATGTTAATCAACGAATCCCAAGAAGCGGGGGATCAAGGATATTATAATATTATCAAAGACCAGGCTGTTTATATTGACCAAGATACTATATGTAATATTCTCAACATAGTTAATCCAACTGACATTTTGATTTTCCCTGGCAGATACGATACTTCAAGTATACTAAAAGGACTTTATAATTTTACTGGCAAAATACACATTGATTATCATTATGATGGCCAAAATATTCTTGATGGAGTAAACAGGGAAATCGAGTCGGTTATTTTATCAACATCGTCAGAATTTTATAGAATAACCTGCGATGGATGCATTGAGGGTTTAGTTAAGTATTTTAAAGACTATCAAATTCACCAGTTTCTCGTTAAAGAAAATCGCGGCGGATCATTTTGTTTTTTTCCAGGAGAAAACACCCAATATGAGGCAGCTTCGTATTACGTTCCAACGATGCATTCGGTTGGGGTTGGAGATGTTTACAATTCGATTTATATAAGCAACTTGTTTGGATCAGATATTAAAAAAAGAATGCGGCTGGCGGCTCTTTGCTCTGCGAAATATGCTGAAACTATGAGCTATGAGAGCTTTCGTGAGAACGCACTTATTGTTTACAACAACATTGATGAATTAACTGAATTAGTGGGTATCCGCCTGCCCTGGATTGAAAGAAAAAAGATAAACATTTATTTAGCTGCGCCTGATTTCCCGGGCATCGACACTAGACTGCTTGACAGGCTCAATGAAAGTTTGCTTTATCATAACTTTAATCCAAGACTCCCGGTGCGGGAGAACGGCTTGGCACACAAAGAACTGGCCAGCAAAGATGAACTCATTCTATATCAAAAAGATCTTAAACTATTAGAGAGTTGCAGCCTATTGATTGCAGTTTTATTATTCAATGACCCTGGAACTCTTGTTGAGTTAGGCATGTTTAAGCAGACAGGCAAGCCAACTATTGTTTTTGATCCATTTCATTGCTGCGAGAACATGTTTGTTCGGAATACTCCGAATTTTTATTGTGGCACAATTGCTGAAGTGATCGAAGCAACATATTTGTGCTTGGGGAGGGATTAA